CTATCAGCTTTAGATATTAAATCAGCATCACCAGAGGCATGTGCTTTTTTGTAAAGCTCAGTTGCCTCACGCTCTTTTATTTGTACTGTTTCTTCTTCTTTTTCTAATAAATTTTGTTGGTATGTAACAGCTGCATTGTAGTATTGTTGCACTTGTTGATCTTTTTGTGCCAACTGTTCTTCTAGTTGTGCAGCCTTTTCTTCTGCTGCTCGGTTCCTAGCGTTTAGTTTGTTAATTCTTTTAGATACACTTTTAGTGTACTTTTCTAACTCATCATCACTGTTGGGTTCTGCTACTTCTTCGTTTTGTGTTTCAGATTCAGTAACTTCTACCTCTATATCAGCAACTTCGGTTTCCATTTTGTTTTCGTTTTCTATCGTCATAAGCTAACTATATCATCTGGATTGAGTATTGTGGCAATAACCTCATCGTCATTAATGATTCTTACCTCTGCACCGTCCTCAAGTTTAAATCTCGAACCAGAGTAGCGTCCGATTAATACCCACTGCTTTTCTTCGCACCAGGGGGTTTCTCCATACCTAGATTTATCGTTATAGCATAGTGGTCCTTTTTTAACCACATAAGCTACAACGGTTGCTAGCGCCTCACGATCTGTCGTTTGTTTTGTTAGAACTATGCCTCCATCTGTTTTTGCCTTACCTGCATAAGGTAAAACTAACATTCTCCAACCTGTTGGCTGTGGCATCCTTTCAAGTAATGATTTATCTAATTTTTCTGGATCTAGAACCAAAGTATCTGGATCTACATAAGCCTCAGCTATTTTTTTGTTTGTTGCGTTACTCTCTGTCGCTGCTGTCATATATCTTTTCCCATATCACTTATTGCGTTTGCAATATAGTATAAAGCAGAAAGCTCTCCTTGCAAATATTTATAATGTTCAATATCTTTTAGTCCTCCAGACATCAAAGTTTCTTGTATCTGTTGTTCTCGTTCGGATATAGTTCTCTTAATTTTATCGATTACTTCTATTTCGTCCATAAATTAAGATTTTTTCGGCCTGCCTCTTTTTTTTGCCGCTGGTTTTTTTGTTGTTTTACTCGTGGTTTTTTTTGTAGTTTTTTTTGGTTTGTCCTCTTCAACCACTTCACCATTTATTTTAGCCATCTTTTTTTCAATTCTGGCCATGTTCTCTTGATGTGCTTTTTCTGCTGCCTCAAGTGCAGCTTTTTGTTCTTTGGCTTCTTGTGCTCTTAGAATCTTTTTTTCTGCTTTGAGTTTTTTTTGTGCCTCTCGTATGTAAGATGTTGTCATATTAATCCCCTAAGTTTGTTTTCAAGTTCTAGTAGTTTCAGATCAGCATTTTGCTTTAGTCTGTTTACCGCTACTTCAAGTTTATCATCTGCTATTTGTTTTTGCACATCAATTCTCTGTTGTTGTATTTGGCTATCTGTCATTTTTTCTTGTGCTCTTTGTGCTTGTTTTGCTACAAACTGGTCAGATTCCATATCTAATTCTTTATCTCTCAAGTCTAACTCACGTTTTCTTATATCTACTAATGGATCATCACCCCCACCCATACCTATGGATTGTAAAAACTCACTAGCTAACTGAGCCATAATTTGTGAGCTAAACTGCTCTATAATCATTTGTATTTGTTGTTGTATAGCAGCAGCCTCCTGTGGTGACACCTGTTGCATTTGTGCTTGTATTTGTTGTATTTGTTGTTGCATTTCTGGTGGCATCTGTTCTTGGGCAATTTGTGCTGCTAAAAATTGTAAATGTTGCATGCAGTGACTAATAATTAACGCTTGCACCTGTGGACTTTCTTTGACTATTTGCGTTAAAAATAAACTTTTATGCGCCTCTAAATGTGCTTGGTGGTTTTGTTCTGGAAAAGCCTGTGCTGGTTGACCTAGTAATAAACCAGCGTTTTCTTGCCCTGCATCTACTGGTTTTGGTGTCATGTCTGGTGGAGGTTGTAACAAAGAATCCACATTATCTACACCTAAAGCGGCATACATGCGTTTATAGGCCTCATATATACCCATAGGACCATGTATTTCTGGATTTGATTGCACCATTTGCAACAATTCTTGTGCTAACGTAACTCTTTGACTTTGCGAAAATATATTAGGATCCGACACTGGAATGATGTCAACACGATCATCAAAGTCTATTTGTTTTACCTCTTGCGGGCCAGAGCCAACTTGATAATTGTAAACTGGTGGCAAATATTCACTAAAAACCTTTGCAAGCAACCCAAACTCTATTCTTTGTGCGTAATGCAATCTTTTGTGTATCGCACTCATAACTTTTGTGCCACGTTCTAGTAAAGCAACAGTTGTCCCAACAGGCATAGCTGCGTTCATATCACCTACATTCATATCTGCTATAGCGGCGAATCTTTTACCAGAATCGACCAAGATGCCTAAAAGCTGCATAAGTACATTGCTTGGTTCTTTAATAGGAAGAGGTATTAAGTTTTCTCGCAAAGATCCGCCTGTAGTATCAATATCTCTAAATTCACCTGGTTGTAAAGGATCATCTTCGTCCCTTATACGCATGCCTCTAGCTTTAAAACCAGCTGGTAAGTTTGCTAATGTGCCTGCATCTATTAGTTGTCTTAATATGCTAGTGCTTGCCTTTGACAATCCACCAATCATGTGTGACAGGCCAAGTCCATAGAAACCTAAGCCAGGTAAAAATTTGTATTGAACAAAATAATTGATTTTATTTTTAAGTAAATCGTTTTCTCTAAAGTTTCTTCTAATTGATAATATTTTTTGAGAGTCCTCTTCTATTGTCACAATGTATGGTAGTTTTAAACCTGTAGGCATGCCTTTTTGATCTAAATCCTCAAAACCCTCAATATCTAACACCGTATGTACCTCATATACGGTTCTATTTCTATTTTCTTTATAAGTTGGTGATATGCCCTGTATATCATCTATAGCCTCAGTAATATCATCTAAATCTTCGCTATAACTACCGCTACCTATATCTACGTTAGCGTAGAATCCAGTCACTTGTTGTTTTTTTATTTCATTTGCAGACATGCTGATTGAGTGTGTGATTCTCTCTGCTGAACTAATGTCAGTCGCCTCATAAGGCACTATCAGATCCTCTGGTGCTATAAACTTGGCTACTGCTCTATTTAAAACAAAATCAAAATATACTTTTTTAAAACAAGAACCAGCCAAAGGTAAGTAAAATAACATTTGATCTAATTCTGGGTCGTATTCGTCCATTTCGTTCATAATGTAATAATTCATAAACTCTTGAACGCGCTCTGCTTGATCTTCGGTTTGTATAGTTCTAGCACCAACGATTTCTGTTTTAACAGGTCCTTTTGCTGGTAACATTTCTTTATATGCTTGTGCTTGGAACTGAGTTACAGCCTCAGCTAAGATTGGGTGCACGACACCAGAGCTACCTTCAAAAGGTTGTGATCTCGTATCGTCAAACTTCATACCTAAATATTTTAGTCCGTCGGTATAAGTTTTTTCCCACTCAGATCTAGACTCTTTATCGCTTTGTATTGAGTCTAGTAAATCGTTTGATATTTTTTCCAATGTGTTTTGGTTTATGAAATCAACCAAGTTTGCATCAAAACTCATTTGTGGTTGAGCTGGCGCAACTATTTCATCATCCAAGAAAACTTGTTCGTCGTCTACTAAAACCTGCGCAGCTGCCTGTATTTGTTCGTCTCTTGTAGTGTCTGGAACTATATTGACAGCAGATCCTTGTACTTTTACATCTGGGTCATTTTCTGTTCCTAATTTTTCTATAGCCATAATTAATGTATTACCCTATTGCGTGGATCTTCTTTTAGATCAATCTCAGTACCTATAATAGCCTCTAATTCACCATCAAGCAAAAGGCCATGGTACTCTGCGATAAGTTTCGCATGTTCTAAATTAGGTGCATGAATTAACGGTCCCATGTATTCAGTGCCATCCCAAATAAATCTTGTGGCAAAAGTTTTCAATAATATACTGTTCTGTTCTTTTTTAATAATTTAACCTCGTCTTGATAATCTTCGTAAAGAGATATAAAACCACCTTGTCTAAATCTCATCAAAGCCATTGTAGCACTATCGCAGTAGTCGTCATAATCACCGAATGGAAACGATGCCATTTCTTCGATTACTTCCTCTGCAAAATCATCTTCTGGTGCCCACACCATGCCAGATTCAAATATAGGTGCAACACTATTCATACGTGCTACTTTGTCTTGTCCTCTGCTAGGTGAATAAGATGTAACAGGTATACCCATACGTCTGAGTTCATGTGTCAAGGGTGTGCCAGATGCTTTAGCCTCTATCAAAACACAATCTGGTTCCCAGTATCTATACTCTTCTAATGCGAGTTTTTTAAGCTCTGGAAAGTCGCATCTAACTCTTTTTGCATCTAATAATATAATTTCATCATTATTTTCATCACCCCTATTAAATATTGCCCAAGTGGTAATTGCAGAGTAGTCAGCAGTTTCTTTTTTTGAAAAAGCTGTATCGTAACTTTGTATAACATAACTGTAAGCTGGCACATCTTCATCCTCCCAACGATTCCACCACTCTCTTTTAACTATAGAACCTTCCTCTGCTGTTGGGTTTTGCATCCATTGACTGTTCCATTTTGATATTGGTAAAGATGCTTTTACGCCTAACAATTCATCTTTTTTCCAAAACTCTGGCCATAAAGGTTTTTCACTGTCTGGCATGATTGCAGGAAACTCTACTAACTCCCATTGATCTGCATTTTCATCGCCTTGTTTGTTTAAAACCTTGCCAACCAAATCCTTTGTGCTCCACCTAGTCATTACTATCACAATTATCCCACCAGGTTGTAAACGTTGACGTGGGCCAGATGTGTACCACTCGTAAGCTGATTCTAAGGCTTTTGGTGACAAAGCATCTTGTTCTGAGTGTGGATCATCAATAATTAGTAAATCTGCACCACGACCTGTAATAGCACCACCTACACCAGCTGCAAAGAACTCACCATCTTGGTTGCTAGTCCAACGTCCAGCTGATTTGTTGTCAGCTTGTAATTTAAGATCTGGAAATATATGTTGATATTCTTCGCTGTCAATAATATTTCTTACTTTACGACCAAACCTCACTGCTAACTCAGCCGTGTGTGTAGTTTGTATAATTTTGAGATTGCCTCTTCTACCCATCATCCATGCAGGAAAAAAAGTTGATGCAAACTCAGACTTGGAGTGTCTAGGTGGCAAACAGACAATCAATCTTTTTAGTTTGCCGTCTGCTATTTTATTAAATTTATCAGATATTATTTTATGATGTCTGCCCTCAATAAACTCTGGCCACATGTGTTTTATAAAACCCATAAAATCTTTTTGACAACCATCTTGTTTTTCAAGTTGATCGTATCTTTGTAACAGAGCTACTGCCTCAGCTTTATCTTGCTCAGATAATATATCAAAATCTTTAAATGATACGTCGCTCATAGGCGAGCTGAGAAACAAGGTAGCGACGATATATTATGTAACCCAGCTCTAAGCGTAAAACGCCTAGTCGTAGTATTACACAACACTATACTTCGTGCCATTCCTTACCCTCGAATAGTAAAGCCTCTGCCTCTCTTCGTCTCACTAAACCCTCGTTTACCTTGCCATTAACTTTGTTCCATCTTTGGATTTGGTGCGGTATGTCTGCCCAATCAACATGAGTACTGTTGAGAATTTTCAAAAGAGAAGAATTTTTAAGGTTCGTAGGGCCAAGATTAAACACCCATGATACCATCGCGTCGAATTGATTTTGTGTTAAATTACATTCTACCATTTCATTTATATATCCTTCATATTCCTCTAATTCATGCGCTAACAATTCTTCTGCCTCTTGCATGGTTATGGTCATATCATCTTCAACTGGACTACCGTCTATAAGTTTTAAGGAACCAAACCCTATGGTTTTTTTATTAGCAGCGCATCTGTAAGATACAGCATCGCCTTTTGAATTTTTTGGACAACCCTCAAATTTTTTTATAAGGGCAATGCCCTCTTGTGATATTTGCATATTATTCTCCCCATTTTTTGACTTTTGTTCCGCCAAAGTAATCGACGGCCAAATTTTCTTTTTTAAGTAATTCTGCCACATTTCCTTTCTCGCAAAATATATCTCCCAGCACCCTACCGTATTTGTCGGTGCCGTAAGACTTTAAGGTTATATCACCTACCAACCATTCTTTCAACTTCTGTTTAGCAAGTAAACCTAGTTCTTTTTCTTTAGCTCGCTCTGGATATTTTTTAGTATTAATCCTAGATTCAGGCGTATCTATCGCATTGATTCGCACGGATTTATTGTGTAGTTGCACTGAAAATCCAAGATCTATAGTCTCTAAACGTACAGTGTCTCCGTCTATAACTTTTTTTAGTTTGCACTTATAGACAAAAGCATCGGGTGATTTAGCCATTAGTCATCGCCTTTATGTGACGCTCCAAAGTAAAAAGATATAATCGCGCTAGCCAAGCCACCTAAGTATCCTAATACTAAATTTATAAGTGCCTCACTGTTTTGCTCTGGTGGTTGTAGTGTTACTAAGAATATATAGCCTAAAAATCCAGCTATTGTTGCAACACCAATTATTCTAGCTGTCCAATCTTTACTAAACATACCTCTAGCGTTTTGCTTGTCTTGAGTTTCTAATCTGAAAACATCAACATCCAGCTCTTTCATTTGCACCTCAAACTCTTGTTCTGCTTTTTTAAGCTCTAACATTTGTTCTGGTGTTGCATTTTGTATAGCTTGTTGAATTGATTTTTGGTCATTTGATACGCCTAGTACGCTTGCAATTTTAGACATTGCCATATTACCCATTGGACCACCAAGCGCTGTGCCTATGGTTGGAGCTACCGCACCTACTAAATTTTTTAATAATCCTTTCATATAGATTCCTTTACTGTATATATGTTAAGTTTCTTTTTTTTACCCTTAACATTAATAGGTTTTAGTGATTTTAATGCAAATTTGCAATTTTTTGCAATATTTTCACCAATAAGTATATCAACACCAACCTCTTTTGTTGCTGACTCTAGCCTTGCTGCTGTATTTACAGGATCGCCTATAGCTGAATAATCAAACCTAGATTCAGACCCCATATTTCCAATACATGCGAAACCAGCTTGAGTCCCTACGCCCACTGCAACTGGAGTAGAAAGTGTTTTGTTTAGTTCAGCTATGCCTTTTTGTATATCTATTGCAGCCTGAACGGCTTTTGTTTCGTGATCCTCCAAATCTAAAGGTGCTCCAAAAATAAACATACCTGCATCACCAATAAATTTATCTGTCATACCACCTAATTTTTGCACGGCATTTACTTGCACAGTTAACGTCTTGTTCATAATATCAGTTACTTCTTCTGGAGATAGTTTTTCTGATAAAGCAGTAAATCCTCTTAAATCTGTAAAAAGAAACGAACAATATTTTTTTTCTCCACCAAGTTTTAATAAACTTGGATTATCTTGTAATTGTTTTACTTGTCGTGGATCTAAATAATGTTCAAATTGTTTTTTAATTTGTTGTCTTAGTTTGTATTGCTCTCTAAACCTAACGTAAAAAATAGCGCTACCTTGTATAAACTCTGATACAAAAGTCCAAGAAAAATCAACAAGATAACCAGTTTTTATAATATAAACACCGCTTATAAAGGTTGCGGCCATGAATAAACCGCCAAATATAAGTGATTGTGTCATACCTGCATAACCAAAAATAATTGAAACTATTATTAAGCACGAAGCAAACATAATTAATTCAGCTGCTATAGCCCAATCTGGGATATAAGGTGAGTCTTGTATAAGTATTGATTCTGCAAGTGCTGCTTGCACTTCATGAGGCGAAAGTAAGCCAACGGGGGTTGCAACGGTCGGAAACACGCCTGGAGCATTGACAGAAACAAAGACAAATCTATGGGCAACATTGAGTTCCTGTAAATTTGTTTGTGGTGTGTCCACCCAAGAGATCCATTTGCGGCCTAGATTGTCTACATCAACGGGAGGTAAGCCTTGTACAGTAATCTGTCGCATACCATTATCATCGCCTTTTATAATGTAGGTTTTTGCACCAGCTAATACTTTTAAAACTTCCGTTCCAAAAGATGCAACAAAACCATCTGGTGTTTGCATGAGTAAAGGCATGCGCCTTACAAGATTATCTATTTCAGTGGGAGCCGTAGACAAACCTTGAGGAACATCTATGAATATTGGGTCGTTTGCAACAACTCCCTTTGCCATAATACCATTAATATTTTCACCAAGTAAAACTGTTCCGCTTGTTGGTGGGTATGTACCGTTATCATATTCAAACATCGTTAAGATGCTTGGACTATAATCTAAGGCCATTAAAAACATTTCATCGCCACCAAAACGATCTGGATTTGGTAAAGATATTACCCAACCAACACCTATAGCGCCTGCCTCTAAAATATCCATGTGTATTTGTGCTAACTCTTGTCTTGGAAAAGGCCAGCCACCAGATTTTTGAATATCCTCTTGCGTGATGTTTAGCACTACAAAATTACCACTTGGATCGTATTTTTTAACAAAAGTATCGAAAGTTTGTAATTTTAATATTTGCAAAGGGTATAACTGAAACAACAGTGGTAAGGCAAGTATTATAAATACTATGAATATTACTTTTTTCATCCAGAGCTTTGCGTTATGTTGATTGTTGAGTCAGCCGTGCCATTGACTTGTATCACCTTAGAAACTCCATCTTGCGTAAATATTATGTTGTATGCTTGATCGCTGTTTACCAAAACCTGCGCTCTTTGATTTACCATACGCATAAATTTTATTTGACTACCTTGTATTATAGTTGTTACCTGTGTTTCTACATCTTGTCCAAAGTTTGTTCCGACTAATTGAATTCCACTTGAAAAATCTGCTAGATTATCCTCGTCTTTTACATCAAGCTCATCTAGAACATCAAGTAAATCTTCTAACAGATTTACGTTGAGTAAGTCAATGTCGAGCTCTGAAAAGTCAATATTATCTTCTTCATCCCAAATATCCTCATCTGATAAAAAATCTATATCTAAATCAGTAAACTCTAAGTAATCCGCTTGTTCTGTTTGTGTTTCTTCATTTTCTACAAGTTGTTCTTTGGGTGGTGAAACAATAAGCATGTTATCTATAAAGTTTAAATCTATGTCTAAGGTTACTGGTTTTGTTGGCGCAACGTCATAAGCAGAAGTTGTTGTTGCTTGAAATGGTTTATTTAGCACTTGTTGTCCCATAGCTGTTTGCACCACTATTTCGCCACTTGCGTCTCCAAACTCGTTTGGTAATAAAATTATTAATGATTTACCAGTAATATCGATAGTGCAAACAAAATCTGTACCTTGCACAAAAATCTGAGAGCTAGGAGTAGATAAGGTGATGTTTTTTTTGTTAAGTTTATTTACATTACCGCTAATAAACCGAATGGTGCCGCTAGCAAACTGAAGAGCCATTTTAGATTTATCTGGGTTGGGATCATAAATATATTCATCAATAAGAAGTTCAGAGTGTTCAGTAAGTTTTACCGTGGACTCATCAAGAAATGTAATAGCTATTCGACCTGCGCTAGTTTGCACATTGTCCAAAGAGTTTATGTCAAAGTCTAAGGTCGCGTCATACGGCTCATCGCGATAGACTCTACCGTAACCTGTTAATTCTGTTATATCACCTATAGAATCAGCATGAAGTGGTGGTACCACCGTCATTTTGAATAATACAGATATTAGAATTACTTGTATTTGCAATAACTTGTAACCAATCACGTGCTAATGTAGATGCCTGGGTAATGTTCATAGTGTTGCTGCTACCGTCAAGATCTAAATTAAAGTATGCCGAGGTCGCCGCCGTGTTACCGCTATAACCACTACCTGTAAAATTAATAGTATTTGAACTACCGTTTATATCCATATAGTTGGTTGCGTTTTCATAGTCAATGTCAAAATCTAACTCATTACTATCACCCAGTATTATCCAATCTAAATTAAGATAGGAAGAGTTAGCGTTTTCACCTATTTTTATATCAGCCTCGTTACTTGAGCCTGTTACATCTATATTTAGATCAACATAGTCAGCAGTAATTAAGCCAGTAGAGTTCATCAAAACATCCCAAACGTTGCTATCGCCATCAAACTCAAAGAAACCTGTAAAGTTATCACCGTCTATAGCATCGGATCTAAATATATTGCTTGATCCGATTTGATTGATGTCTAATGCCATGGTTGTACCGTCTAGGTCAAGAGCAGTCATGGTACCAGATACCGCAGATGTGCCACCAATAAGGTTTGATGATCCTAACTGTTCAAGATCAATAGTAGCGTTTGAACCGCTTTGATCTACGTAGATTTCATTGTCCGCAAAAATTGAAAGTGAGAAAAAAAGTAAAAATAAATATTTATTCATTTGCATATTGCCAAAAATTTCGTTCGCGACCTTGTTTGATAATATCTACAATACCAATTTCTATAGCCGATTGCAAAGCGATAGACTTACTTTCATTCATGGCATTTCCTGTTTCAAATTCTACTAACTCTGTATCGTTTGAATGAAACCTAAATACGTCAGATGATAAGCCGACTGATAAAATTGTTCTTGTTGTAAGATTTTCTAACAATATTTCACCAGTGCTTACAGATACAACACGTATTGAAACAAGCACTGTATCTTCACGATACTGTTTGCTGGCGCCGACGCCTAAATATCTGGCGCCTGCACCGCCGCTAGTAAGGTTAGTATTATAATCGACAATACCTCCTTCTATAATAACGCCAGCAAACAACAGGGGAAGTTGTTTTGTTTCATCTTCAAACTTTTCTCTAGTTGATCTAATAATCTGCCTTTCACGTGTGATGTGATCGATACCGCCTCGCTCTACTACGCGAAAAAAACCAGATTGTTTTAATGCTCTAATTAAATAAACCTCTGGTGCTTGTGTCATGGCTGTGCTGAAATTAGCGTAGCCATCCACAGATTTTCTTTGACCTGTGTAATCTGCAAACTTATATACTGCTGCCACTGGTTGTACTTCGGGTACGGGTATTTCTTGTATTTCTTTAGTAATAGGTTCGTTTATAAAAGCGTCTTTAGAAAAACACTTAGCCTTACTTACTATTGATACGACATCTTTATAATCACCCTCTGGGTTTGTAAGACATGGAGAAATTAGTTTGGTGTGCGAAACGCAACTAGCTACCAAACCCAAAGTCGCCAATAGGAATGGTAATCTCAGTAGTTGTTTCATCTAGCGTGTTATAGATAGTTAGGGTTATGTAAGTCCCGTCGCTGGACCAACTAATGATGTTGTCAAATAATGTAAAAGATCCTGTGGTTGATGGATTCTCGCCAAAAAGTTGCTCTACTATTTGTCTGGAAATTTGTGCAAAAATCCGTGACTCGAGATTACGAGTAAATCTGCTTATCACAGAATTTTCCTCATCACGTTTTCTTTGTTCTTCTAGGGCCTTGAGATCTGCCTTTAGTTGCTCACGTCTTGAAAACTCTTGTTGTTCGATGGTCAAATAATGTGCACTCTGTCCAATGCCAGAAAAACTTGGAGATTTGAAGTGAAATTTAATCTCATCTGAATTAACGTTTTGTGCAAGGATTAAAGCAAACATAATAAAACCAATAAAAAAAGCCCATACGGCTATTCGTGTTTTTTCTATTTCTTCTTGTTTTTTAATCTTTTCTTTGGTCATTCCTGTCTGCCTTTGCAATTTTGTTACTGTCAATCAGCTGTGGTACACCTAGTATAGTCTTAATAAGTGTATCTTGCCTAATTATTTCATTATCTAAACTGCGTATTCTATCTATCAATGCTACCAAAATACCATGTTGAGAATCAAGTTTTGTGCCGAGCCTTTCTTCTAGTGCTGATATTTGTCCCTCTACTTTTTCATCAACTGTGTCTAGTTTAGTTTCCATGCCGTCAACAATTCGCATGATAAGTTTATAAATAAACCAGCCTAGACCTATTGCTGCCGCTATAGGAAATCCAACCTCTTGGATTAAAGTTACTGCTGAATCCATATTAGATCAGCTCTGCTATAACGATGGCTCCAACTATAAAAGGGTAAACAGCCCAAATCATGTTTTCTAATTTATCAAACCTTTTAGATCCATCTTCAAGACGCTTATCTATGCTTTTATACAAAGCTCTACACTCTCTTTCATGTGATTCAATTTTGTTTAAAGCGTCTTTTACTGTTGCCATTATTTTTTACTTTTTTTTACTCTTTTAGTGGTATAAGCCTCATTAACATCTGGTGTAGATTTATCATCTGCAACATAACGTCCTTTTTTATTTCTAGCGCGTACTTGCACTCTTTCAGTGTTTGTAACCTTATCCCAAAATTTTTTTAAAAAACTCATAATTATTTTCCTTATTATTATATATTTTCTTCCACCACATCCCAACAGTTAAGGTTTGATGCAATAGTTCTTCTCTCACCCTCACCTTTAAAAGGATATACCATGTGTTGTAACCACGATGGAAATATTAATAGTTTACCAATTTCTGGCGTCATAACAAATGATTGAGCTGGTGCTAGTCTTTCACTGTCTAACACCGACACTCTGCCATACTGAAAAGCAATGCAACCATCTGAGTGTCCACTTTCATTATACAAAGAATAATTAGGTGTGTTTGCGACCGCTTTTGCACCTATTTGAGGTGGGACTTTTGTCCAAGCTGTTGTTGATATACCCATAATTGTTTTAGTGCCATGATCGTGTATTGGGTTGTAATCACCATCATAACTGTGCACTGACCAGGTTTCGTCGATTTCTACTTTTTTTGCACACTTTAGAGGATTACCCGCAGCCGCAAACTGATTTATATATTCAACCGAAAGTGCTGTAACAAATTTATTGTAGCTTAGTAAACGAGGATCTTTGTGGTCTAAAAGCAGCTGCTCGCCTTTATGTATTTGACCCACTAAACTTCCCGCTAATGATTTTTTGTTTTTATTTTGCCTATATTCGTCTATATAATTATTTACGTCATCAATAATTTCTTGAGGCATGAATGTTTCTAGCAAGTAAACAGCAGGCAACACTTGCATTTTAAAATGCACTCTATCGTCGCTATTTTGCATTTTATTTTATTTTTGCAAAGTTTTAGTCTCTGTTTCTAAAACCTCATCTGCTTGTTCTTTTGTTGAATCAATAAAAGCTCTTTCAAAAACACTTTTACTAGCCTTCACTTGATCTAATTGAAATTGTATTCGTGATTCTTGATTTAACAAATCACGTATCTGAGAATGTAAATATTGTTGTTGTGGTGTTAAGTCAGCAACTTTTATTTCTTCGTCGCCTATTTTAACAATTGGTTCTTTGTTTTCTTTAGTCATTTTTACTCGCTTAATGTTTTAGTAACACTTGTTGGTGATACTTTTTTAGCTATCTGTGCATCTAATGATGTTTTCATAGCAGTAACAGTATCAGAACCCATAGCTGTTTCTACCCAACCCTGTACGTCACTAGATTTTAAACTTGACCAGTTAATAAAACTAGACAGATCATCTGTGCTAACAGCTTGTGAGCCGTATGTCTCAGCAGTCCAGTTATTACCGTCACTATCTTTATTAGTATCGTCTGTTGCAGTAAGCCTCCAATGAACAGTATGCACTACATTAGATTTACCACTTTTTGAGGGATATGTATCGCATGTTTTACAATCCCAAGTATATCCTATTGCCATATTTATTCTCCTTTTGTTATAAGTTTTTTAACTCTTTAATTTCAGATTGTAAGGCATCAATCTGTTTTTGTTATTCTCTACTTGCCATTATTTATTAAAAAGGTAAAGCAGGTGTAGATTCTGTTGTATATATTCCATCAACATAACTTCCTCTTGCATCTGGATATTCTGTTTTAGTATCTGACATAAATCTTGTATATTCATTATTTACTAAAGTTTCCCACCAAGTAACACAATCTGAACCTAATGTTGTTTTAATCCATCCAACAATAGTAGCTTCATCTAATGATTCATAAGCTATAAATGATGCTGACGGGTCATAAGAAACTTCTGTATGTTGTATTACAGTTCTAGTATAAATACTATTTTCATCAATTTTATCTAAATACCATTCTATTTTAGTAACAACATTTTCTACACTACCTATTGTTTTTGTGTGTAATTTACTTACTTTCCATTCTATTGCCATACTATATTAACTCCTATTTGCCTCTAAAACACCACTATAATTTGCTGCCCAAGCACTTAAAACTATTCTTGGACCTGTTGAGTTAGCTGAGGTTGCTAAAATTTGTATTTGCATAGTAGTAGTGCCACCTAAATCATTTAAAGACCAAGTAATACCAGCTCCTCCACTAGGATTTTCTTCATACTTTTGTACTGTTGCTAATGTACCATTACCTAGTATTGAAAAACCATAAGCAACATTTCCATAATTATGATCGCTTTGGTCTGAATCTATTTTGGAGCAATGTGCAACAATACTTGCTGGTTGCCATTCAGATGCACTAGCTGTCAAATAAAAAACTATACCTTCAGATTGTGCATTGTCAGCAGCAGCCATTAAACAACCACCTGTATTAGTTGTAGCAGACCCAAAACAAAGTCCACCATTACCTGTAGCCGAAACAGTTCTTCCAGAACCACCTCCACGACCTGATACTATTTCTAAAGCACTTCCTGTAGCTACAGTAAATCCCATAGTGTCTGTGCCTTGGTGTGATGTAATGAAAGACCTGTTAACATCATCTTTATCGCCCATGTTTATAGTACATGCAGCATTTGTTCCTGCAACCATGCTCATGCTACAACTTTGTGATGAATTGAAATTTCTTTGTAATATTAAAACTTCGCCACCATCAAATGTTGGAGTTCCTTCTGCGTTAGCATGAACTGCATGGATTCCACCAGATACACAACCAGGAGAAGTTGTTCCCACTCCAATTGATCCTGAACTATCAATACGTGCTTTTTCAGATAATGTGACTGCTGCTCCTGCACTACCGCTAGCGTGTGTAAAAAATTGGTGATTACCAGCTTCTTGTCTGTAAGCTGAAGATTCATTAGCTTCAATGTACGCAAAAGCACCTGTGTCAGAATCAACATACATATTATCTGTAACAAAAGTACCATCGAGACCATGAACTCCTGTAGCATTTTCACTTATTACTGAACCTTTTTGACCTATAAAAAGTTGTGTCCAACCAGTATGTGTATCGGTAGGTGGCGTAGTGCCCAAACCTATTGCACCAGTGCTTGTTACACGCATTTTTTCTGAATTTCTAGTAAAGAAAGTTAAATCATCTGTAGTACAACCTATAAAATTACCTTCGTTAGTATTAGAGTCAGATATTTTTAAGAAAGTATTTGCAGTAGTTGATGTTAAATGTAAGACTGTATTTGCTGAAGAACCACCATCAATTTCTAAAGGAGAATCAGGACTTGTAGTTCCTACACCAACACGACCTGAACTATCTATCCTGACTCTCTCCGCTCCTGCTGTATTAAAACCAATTTCATTAGCAGCAACTTCATTAATGTATGTATCATTACCACCATCAAGATAAAGAATCTTTGTAGGTTGTAATATTAAATCTGTATCAACCCTAATATCACCTGTAACATGAAGCATTTCAGCAGGACTTGTAGTTCCTATACCAACATTTCCTGCATCTGTAATAACTAATCTTTTTGTGCCTTCATCTGTTTGTAGGGTAAGACCACCAGACCCAGATGCTTTTATGTCCTCACCTATTATGTTGCCACCAAAAGTTGCACTTGAATTAAAAGTTGCTGCACCTGCTGCTGACATATCAAAAGTAAGTGCATTAATATCGCTTCCACCATCATTACCAATAATAGTGAAATCTGCGTCAGAAGTAGAAGCAGTTATACTGGCGTTTCCACCTGCCATAACTAAGTCTGGAGTAGAATCTAAATTAAATGTGTATCTGGTTGTACCACCATCTTTCATACTTATAGTTGAACCATCAGCGTCAAGAATAATGTCATCAGCAGAATCAATTATTATGTTTTCATTAGCACTACCTGCTATAAGTAAATTATCATCAGCATCATTGCCAATAGTATGACTATCACCAAAAGTTATAGTTCCTGTGACTCCTAGAGTTCCAGATATATCTGCGTTACCGTTCATATCAATAGTAGTAGCGTTTATTTCTATTTCAGTATCAGAAACTAAATCTAAAACTCCGTCTGCTGATTGGTGGATGTAAGTTCCAGAGTCACCAAACTGTAGTTGTCTAGTGCTATTTAATAAAATACCTGTATCTGCAACGTGAGTGAGGGTGGTGTCTTGATCGTCACCTAAATTAATTACAGCTGCATCTGCTAAAAATAAATCGCTAAATTCTAAAGAGCTTGTTCCTAATGCCGCTCCGTCACTAGCATCTGGTACAAAAGCTGTAGTTGCAGTAATCGTTGTGCCTTGAATCGTGCTTGAACCTGTCAATGCTCCACTGACATTTAGTGCGTCAACCGTCGTTGTGCCTGCTAAGTTTAGATCGGTGAAAGCGTCTGCTACAGCAGCACCAGAGCCAGCTCCGTCTAAATAAACTGCTTTAACGTCACCAGCTGGTATCGTAACGTTTGATCCTGTGCCTTGAGATATTATTATATTTTGTGAACCTGTGGTTGCATTTTCAATGAAGTGCATCCTGTTTATGGTGTTAGGCCCTATAGTTATGGTGCAAGCTGAATCTAGGGTGCCAGTGCTCGGCCTGCGTCGGCAGAGCCGTCGGCAACAGTCGTGGTGTGAGTATCTGCGTTTGTTGTTATGGCCTCAGTGCCAAAACCCAAAGCGTCGCCTATTAATTCTAAGTTTGTATTAGTTTCAGATCCCCAGGTACCGCTGGATTCACCTGTCCCTATTTCTTTTAATCTTAAATCATTTACATAACTTGCCATATTTAAGTTACCTCATATTATGCCGCGTCTCTACCTGCGTTTATTGTAGTATAGTTTGGAGATTGCGTTGTCGCAACCTCTGAGTATCCAGCAGTTTGGTTAGTAGAAACTTCCGCGTAACTGGGTGTTTGATCTGTATCTATCAAACCATAGACTAAAATAAATCCTGGTGAGGCCGTAGCGCTAACTCCAGATAGCGTGACTATAGCAGCAGCTTGTGTAGTTACGTCCGCGACTGAGGCTGTAGCTGACAGTCCTGTTAAATTAATAACCTCATTTTCGTGAACGATTACTGATCCAAGTGCAGAGGTGGTAACAAGTGTGCCGACGCTGACATTTGCTTTTGCAACAGTGGTCGGTGTGCCTAATGCAGATGTGGCTGCTTGTCCTGTTACATTTACGACGGCTCCAGCGACAACACTTACAGACCCTAGCGCAGAAGTTGTAACTAATGTAGCTGGTGTGACATTTGCTTTTGCTACAACGCTTACAGATCCAAGACCAGAGGTAACTACGCCAACAGTAGAGAGATTTACAGGTAATGCAGAACCCCACGCACCTTCGTCCCAGGCACCTCGACCCCAGCCGTTAATATTAGCCATTAGCTTAAATTATCTCTTACTTCTTCAAGTAACGTCTTGATTGATGTGAGGTCTGCTCGCACAGGATCCGTCATAAAATCAAGCAAAAGCATAGAATCAATCGTGGCTATAACGCTAATTATTTTATCTTTATCGCTCATAATTTGTTATTCTTCCTCAAATATATTTAGTGTGTTTGGGTTGTAGTTTTTTGTAAATTTGTGTAAACTGGTATTGATGGAAACTTTAGAGACATTATATTTTTCTTGGGAGCGATCACCAGCTGTCATTGTTGATGTCACTCCAGAAAAAAGCGCTGGATTCATATTGCCAGTCACAGAGATTGAGCTTGGTTGGAGAGAGGCTACGCCAGACCAAGTAAAAGATTTCTTTGTTGACGGCTCTAGATTATCAAAGTCCGAGTTTGAAAACATGTTCGGTGTCATTGGCGACAATCTGCCAGACTTACCAGCACTTACATAACCGCCAGAAAAAAACCTTTCTACAACATCTTTAAAAAACTCTGGATCTATGTCTTTGCCCGCTGCCTCAAATATTTCTTGCATAGTTTTTTCTAACCTTAGGCCCTCTGCTTTTATTTTTTTGATGTCAGTGCCGTCGGGTAATCCAAAATTAGTTTTTCTATACGCCTCATAAAAACCGTGTGCTTTATCTGCTGCGTCTAGCATAGGCTGAGTCACTATACCTATTTCACCTATAATTGTTTCGCCGTTTGGTCCTGTAACCTGAACGTTAAGTTTTCTATCTAAGTAACCAGATTTTTTCATCAATACTCGTTCGCCGTCTACCGTTGGAAATAATTTAGCTATGGCCTCTGCCGCTTGTTTTTCTTGTTGCGGTGTATTTACCACAATTCTTGTTCGTATTGGATCTGTTATTTGTGAGAAGTCACCATCATATTTGGTCATAACTTTTTCAATCGTACGTGGCATAAGTTTCACTTCGCCTACAGGAAAGCCAGTGGCCTCATCTATTCGTCCGATTTTTTTGCCGCCCACGGGATTAAATCCTTTGCCTAAATTTAAACTTTCACGCACGCCGTCAATGGCGCTTTGAAATTGTGGATTTAGTCTTAAGGCTCTATCAAAGAGTTGCTCTGCACTTGTTATGTCGCCTTGGTGTGCATTAAAAGTAAATTTAAACTGTTGCTCCATTTTATTACCAAGTTGTCTTACAGGTGACTCAAAGGTGGGATTGCCTAAGGTTGGTAATAGTTTCGACGCATCTGCTTGTCGTTTTACGTTTTTATTTCTTTTTCTAATAAAGTCAAAAGTATTGTATTCTTGTAGGCTATCAAAAATTTTCACGGGTATTTTTGTGGTTCCAGCCGATTCAAGAGCATCTAATGTTGCCTTACCTCCAAGTTGCTCAAACGTACCATCTGGTTTTTTTAACACCTCTATTGGCTGTCTTTTTTCGACTGTTACTCCCTTATAAGAAGATCCGCTCGCTGATTTTTCTAATAGTTTTTTAGCCTCATCTAGACGTTTTGCCTCTGTTTTTACAGGTTGGCCCTCTATATCCTTTGGCTTGGTTATGTTTTTAGAATCAACCACAGCATCGGCTTGCTTGGTGTCTATGCCCTTTAACAAAGATTTAGGTCCTCTAAGTAAATCACCTATCAGAGGTATTGCGCCTAATGCTGATAATCCAGCAATACCACCAGCTATGGCAGCTTGTTTAAATCTACCCTCTTTGATATCGCGTGCAGCGTCTCTGCCATATTTGCCCGCAGCTGCAATATCCATAGCCATGCCAGGCGGTGTGAATCCTGCTGCAATCTGTGCAACCAAGGGTACGTTCTCCTCGTAGCCTTCAACAGCAATATCTAATAGATCTTTGTCAGCTGAACCGCCTTGTTGGAATATATCAACATCTTCGTACATTCCATGATTATAACGAAATCTGTCAGATTATCTATTCGTGAAGGCCTTGGAACTTACGCTTGAGTATTCTTTGCACTTTATGGAAGGGAAAGTCCTCGTAGCCTGGATGCGAACTTTGAATCTGTTTAGCTATTTTTCTCGCTCCAAGTCCCTTAGCTCTGAGTGCATAGATATGTTTTAACACTGCTTGCTCCTCTGGTATAGGCACTAACTTGGTTCTACGTCTGCTACCAGAGTCATCGTATTGCTTTTCATAACCAAAGGGTGTTTGTCCTCCGATTGAGTAGCCTCGCTCTGCATAAACAAGTTTACCGCCGTTCAGCCTAGACATAATCATTTCTCTCTCTATCTCAGCGAACTGAGCCATATTCGTAACAAGCTGTTGGTTAGCTATCCTAGTCATATCCATTTTTGCCTCAAGACCAGTCTTTTCTTTTTCTTTGGGTAACACCACTGGTATGTCTGCAAACATATCGCAGAAGTAAAGTGTAATACCAGTGTCCTCTAGAGTAGGAATCATGTTGACCATTTCTAAAAAGGATCTTGCAAGTCTATCTAGTTTGGTTGCTACTATCACGTCATTCGCATCCATAGTATCTGTCAGCTCTCTAGAGCCTGGTCGCTCTAATAAAGGTTTCATACCGCTAATACCAGCGTCGGTAAAAAACTGATCGACTTTGCGACCACCATATTTATTGGCTACAAACTCCTCAATCGACTTCTTTTGCTCGTCTAGTGAAGAGCCGTCTTTGACCTGTTGCTCAGATGATACTCTGATATAGCCATAGATATTGTTTACTTGTTTTCTTGGTTCAATCATGCTGCCTCCTTATTTGAT